AAAGGGTTAACGTGTTTAAACAGCAACTGAGCCTCTTTTAACGATTTGTCAGTTAAATGAATAACAGCAAATTGTATTTTTCCAGCTTCGACAAACATTATACAGCCAAATAACTTACTTCACCATCAAACCCTGTTTTAACTATTGACAAAGTCAAAGAATCAGCAGCAGTCTGAGCAATATAAGTAAGTGTGTAATTACCTTCTAAAGGTAAGTTTTCAACAGCCGTCACAGATACCGTTGCAGAGGTTGTATTGTTATACAAAGCGAAATCAGCAGAAATTGCACCACTAAATTTAATAGGGTTCAAAGCCGTTCCATAATCCAATACAGCATCAAACGTTACACTTGTTGCAACAACAGTTAAATCAGTCAAATTAACATCAATAAGACCTGTTAAATCATTGAAATTGATTCCAGCTTCAGTTGGCGTTATCATGTACATTGTAGACTCATCAAATAATCTGTCGAAGTCAAATCCTAACATAATTTTTTGCGTTGTTGAATCAGTTGCAAATGTGAATGTTGGATTAAATGAAGGATTATCAACAGCGATTGGATATAATCTATCGCCTACTTTTGAACCTACTAAATTACCATTTACATCAACGATATAAACACCGAAATCAACACAACGATTGTTTTGTAACTTACCTAACAATGTAGGAGTTGAATCTTCTGCCCATAATTCACCAGCGAATGAACGCTTACCTTGACGTAAAAATACCATACGACCACTGTTAGCCTCTTCAAATTGGCTATCCGCCTTTGGAAGCTCTACATTCTCAAAGTTTGGTAATGGAAACCAACGCTTTGTATCGTCTGCTTCATTGATTAAATCACTCCAAGTTGGAAGTGGTGAAGTCAAATCGATAAAATTTGCCGTTCCATCAGCTCCAAATAAAGGAACCATTATTAATTTACTTGTTACGCTTTGAAGACTTACGCAATTAGGTCTCCCTGTATTACTTAATCCACTTGCGCAATTACATCCTATACTCATAATTTTTGTTTTTTAAATTAACATTTACAATTTTCTTTATACTTTGTGAGCGTTATTCTTAACTCAACCCCTGATAAATTTGCGTCTAAAATGTTCTGAAACATTCCGTTTTCTTGTTCAACACCGAACCTCGTAAATTCGATTATTTCCCAGTCTTCAATGGTTTTAAAATTTCTATTTTTGTTTATGGTCTCTATAAACTCTTTTGCTAACTGCTCCATTGGATAAACTACATTGGTAATATGGTCAGCAGTGTAATAATTCGCTACATCCGTCTCATCTAAGAAGAATATACGAACTGAGCTTTCAATATCGATTGTACTTTCACGCCCGAACTGTTTAAAATTCAAAGAACCAAGCAACCAAATAATTGGCGTTTTAGCCGTGACATCGTTACTCAAAATAGTCCATTCTCTGTTGGTTGCCTTTTTAGTTCCGTGAATAAAAAACGGCGTAGGGAGGTTTATAGTACCGTTTAAATCTATTAAATCTCTGTTTTCAGCTACTAAATAATTATCAAATTCAACCTCTGTTAATAGAAATTCGTCTCCATCTGAATTAGTAACTTTCTTTCCTACACGCGCCCATTTACTATCGCAAGTCAATGTCTTATCAACATCAAAAGTTCCTTCAATGGTTGAATCCATTTGTGAAACAATATTTCCAATAATTGTAGATAGTTCGTTTATCATATCCAGTAAGCCGTTTGTTTTTGCATTCCATTAAACGTGTTAAAATGACCCTTTCCGATATACGTTACCGTAAATGTTCCAAGTCCATCGCCACCCGTAACTGTTACAACTTCATTAAGTTGGTAGTTACTTCCTGGGGCATTAATTGTTCCCGACTCGATTAAAGAACCATCACTGACAATATCAAGCGTTAATCCACTACCAAACGTAGCTGTAGTTGGCACATTTAAAGCAGTTGCATAAGTGCTACCAGCATTCAATAACTCAACCGTTACCACTTGACCCGTTACAGTGTTAAAATTCACTTGTATGTAGGTCTGAATAGCCTTATAACTTCGAATTGCTTCGTTATAACGTGCATAAATCATTGAATACAACGTGCTCACTGGCTCTGAATTCTCGCTTATTGGTCGAACATTTCCGTACGGTGTCATTTGGTTAATCAAATCCTTTGAATACTCAAAATAAATGAAGCCTTTAAGCATCTCTTTGATACCTTCTGATATTATCAACTGTCTAAACGTTAAATTCTCATAGAAGGGATTGAATACCTTTAGAAAATTAGGTGACTGCGGCACGTTTGCCAACAAATCAGAATCAAATTCAGTGTATAAATTAGCCCCGAATAATTCGATTAGATAACGCTTTTCGTACTTGTCGATATAATCCTGCAATTTTACAGTGTCATACATACCCGTACTAAGTTGATATTTGCCCGTGAAGTCAGAAATAGTTACAATCATTGCTTATTTTTTTAGTTTTCCGAAACCTCTTTTAATAAATTGCTTTAACATTTCACCGCTAATTTTGAATAAAACGCCCTTAGGCAAGTGCTTAGATTGTCCGTTTCCTTCGAATTCATAAATCACTTTGTCATCAATTTCAATAGTTGCGTGAACACCATCAGCATCTTTTTCGATATGAATGTCAACAAGGCGAGTATCGATGTCAATTTCTGTTCCTGTAACATCTCTTTTTACTGTCAATTCAGCATCGTTCACGTTTAATTTAACGTTTAAATCCTTTTTTTTACGAGTCTTTTTTTCCATTGTGCAAATTTAAAAGGGGGGTTAAGAATATCAACCCCCATTATTTATTTTTATACTGCCAACGCTGCGATTGCTGTTGCGATGTTACCATCAACGAATGCTGGATAATCATTTGCTTTAACGTATTGAACTAAACGAGCCTCAGCAAGGATAGTCACCATATTACGTTGGAAGTCATCATTAACATAACCTACTTGTACGTTCATTGCCTCTCTCATTCTAACGTTAGACTTGCTGAAATCTCCTACTAAGAATGTACCAGCAACCATATTAGTTGTAGAAACTACAGTAAGGTTAGCAACTCTGTTTACGTCCATCAAGAACATAGGATATGTGTACTCACCAGTCGAAGTTTTAGTCAATTGCATAGCAGCAACATCCTCAGGATTCAAAACAACGTGTGTTGGTTCGAAGTTAGCATTTTGAATTTGTGCAATAGCAACACGAATAACATCAGAAATGTTTGGAGTTACAACAGTACCCGCAAAAGTACCAGCCGAGAAAGTAACTGAGTTAGTCAAGATACCATTAATACCACCAACAGCACCATTCAATAAAGCATCTTCGATAGCTTGGTCGATTGAAGCCATCAAGTCAGAATTGATTTCCGATTGAACGAAAGATAAATCAGCAAGCATTTCTTTAGAAATCTTAACAGTACCTGCAACTTTCTTAACTTCTTCAGAAATTTCTTCATAAGATGGTTGTCCCGATACTTTGATTCCTGCTTCATCAGTCCAAGCAGAAGATGTTTGAACCGCTTGAGAGATATAAGTTACAAACTTAGAGTTTGTAATACCCATATTGACAATATCACGTATCTTGATAACAGGACGAGCAATTTTAGAAACGCCAGCTTCCAATGTAGACAATGCGATGTTTCCAGTGTAATCACCGTCAATCGTTGTGTCATACAATGCTTTAGTCTCAAGACTCATCATTCCGCCTTTTTCAGCAGTTTCTTTAATCTTGTCGATGTTAGCAACGTATGCCATTGAAATAGCCTCACCAAGTGATTTTGCTTTACGCTCAGATTTGAATCCTTTTTCAGAGATAGCCTCCATTTTACCTTCGAAACGTGCAATTGCTTTTTCGATTTCTTGAGATTTAGCCTCTAAACCTTTAAGAGTTTCTACATCAGCTTTAAGACCGTCAAAGTCTGATTTTGTTGACATTGTTGCCAATGTTGAATTGAACTTTTCGTTGATTTTTTCAACTACTTGTTCAGGTGTTAAATTGTTTTCCATTTTTTCTTGTTTTTTTAGTTAAAATTTACTTATTACTTCACTCCAATTGAATAGTTTCGGCGCTTCTAATGACTCGATAATCGGAGAATGTTCTTTCACGAACGGTTCACTTTTTGCGAGTATTAGCATCTGACTATTCAAATATTTTAATTTCATTTCCATTTCATAAAGGCGTTCATCTGACCCTTTACCATTTGCGAGACCTTTGATAAGTAAGTCAATATCATTTGATATTTTAACCGCCTTATCTATTTTGTCTTCGCTCTTCATTACGTCAACAACATTCGTTTCGCTATTCGCTCCAAAAGTAACTGCTGAACCTTCGTATAACTTTAGTTCCGTGATTTGATAGTAACCTTGAGACGGCAAAGTGCTGTCATCTATCCATTTCATTTTGTCTTGTATGTACTGAAACCCTATTGAATGTTCACGAATTATTCCATCGTTATAATCGTTCCAAGCGTCCTCGCCAATAGTTGAATTTCCAAGTTGACCAACAGCATACAATCCCGTTTCATCTTCTCCGATTTGATTGAATTTACCTATTTGTTTTTCCCAATCGTGCCATCTTAAAAAAGCAATTTTACGGTTACTTGTTGAATCTGGACCACGTTCTAAAATAGACTTAGTGAACGACCCTTTTTTAATCATATCGTTATCGGCATCGATATTATCGAACTTCGCCAGGTATATTGCTACTTGTCTTTTATCGGAGCTTATATCCTTTATTTCGGATGCTCCCTTTGTTTGGTATGTGTTTGATTTCATAGTTAAAACGTTGTTGTTGGTGTTATTGGTGTTTCAGGTGTCGCAGTTATCATTGATTCAGCTACTATTCTGTCATAACCGTAGTAATTTACTAAGGTATTAACTGCAATCTCATTCGTCATTTGTCCTGTTGCAACAGCTGTATTAAGCGAAATAATACCATTTAAACCACCCACTGTTCCTCTTAATTCTGTTTGTGCCTGAATTAACCCGTTTTGTTGTGCTTGAGCCTTGTCAATTGGCTCCAATTCATAACCAAATTCAGCTGCATATTGCTCTTTTGTTATAACTCCGTCATTTAATAGCAAATTATATGCTGTAACCTTTTCAGTTAATGCTTGGTATTCGGCTAATTCGTCATCTTGTAACACTGGTAAATGGTCGAAACAAGCTTCAATGCGAATGCCTTCCTTATCAAGTCCTAATTGATGACAAATTGAATCGTACATTTGTTGAGTCTCAGGTATTATCGTATCGGTGTAAACCATCCGAATACTATCCTTAACATTGCTAAACGTGCTACCCTTCTCACTTGAGAATAGGTTTGCATTCATTCCGTAAGCATCTATAATAGCCATCTTATCAGCGTTAAGCTCTTCAAATAGCATTAAATCCCTTGTTGGATATGACATTGATTGCCAATTAACTTGACTCTCAGTGATTATTATTTCGTCTTTTGAACGGTTAAACCAATCCTTTTGTATCTCTCTTTTCTCTTCGGGAGTCATAGGAATAGCTCCACCTATATCACTATTTTGCGCCGATAAAATACCTATTGCACCAATATTTTCAAGTAATACGTTTCGCTTATGGTAACTTGCTTTGATGTTAGATAGTGGATATTTAAGCGCATCGATTCTACTTGTAGGTTTGATTATGTTCATTCCGTCCGTAGTTGTCAAATAAATAACATCTTCTACTGGCAAAGATTCGATTTCATTGTCATCGTATTCAAACTTGTAGCCTTCAATAAGACCGTTCACATCCATTTGTTTAAGCGTTTTACCACTCGTTTGGATTTGTATTTTGTTAGAAGGTAGCGGAACGAATAAATTTCTTTGGTTAAAAGTTCTTAAAGGACAAAAAGCGAACGCATTTGAATAAAGCGCATCATTAACTGACAAAGAGTAGACAACATCTGACCAACTTTGTACAGGGTTCGGATGGTGTACCATATCTAAGAACCAATGCTCCGTGATTTCTTCGTTATTCTTATCGTATAACTTAGGTATATTGCTGCTCATCATTGAAGCACGCTTATCTATTACAGCTCTAAACTCTGGAATCGTTAGAAACCACTCCCAAGCGTTATTTGTATCAATCCAAATTGCGTTCTTAACCCCCCAAACCTGATTTTGTATCGGTCTTAAGCGGTTAAATTGATTTATAAATCTGTTTTGTTGACCGCTGTTAACGCCAAAAAAAGACTCCCAAAAATTTATCTCCATCTGAATTGATTAGAATTTAAGCAAAGTTACGACAATTTTTTAAACATAGATTGCACAAATATAGATAATCCTGCTAAGCAGTCGGGCGCATCATCATTTTTATTCTTACCCTCCTTGCTAAAACTTAGTACATTTTGAATGAATAGCTCACTTTGATTGTCTCCATTACGTATAAAAATCATAGAATTCATTACGTGTGCTGAACTCATTATTATGCGTGTCATTTTGTTTTGTGTGTTATGCACTTGAAGCGTTTTTGTCCGTGTTAGCGTTCGTAGTTGACGTTCAAACATTGCACCCATTGAATTCGATTCAACTCTACAATAGCTTACATTCCATTTATCGAGCATTGCAGCGGTTTGAGGTATCGTTATATCGGTGTTATCCCTGGTCATTAAATAGTCTACAATAAACAGCTGTTTCTTAATTATTGCGCAAATTGCAACTGACGTATAATCAGTGCCTTGGTCTGATACGTCCACGTAGCCAAGACAACCTTCAATAGGGTTAGATTTCGTTATTTCGGCAAACTCCTCTTTAGATAGGTATTTTAACTCATTAAACAACCTTCCTTTCATATCTACGGGCTGCTGTTGGTATTCCGCTTCCCATATTTCTGGCGCTGTACGTTTCTTCTTTTCGATATATTCGGCTGTTGTCAATACGTCCTCACAAAACGATTCGCCCTCTTCATTCATTGCACTCACAATAATCGATTTGTCGTATATTTTTGACTCCATATTACGCCCTATTACATCGTTTAAACTCCATCGTGTACCTATATCAATACGTGCACATCCACTTTCAAAACGTGAATCATGTGTTGATTCCTTCCATTGGTTTATTCTATCGTTTACAGTGTCGCTCAAAGCGTCTTCAATGCCTCGGTAAAGGTCATCCGTTATAGCAACGTTTGACGCTCCAAACCCTATAATAGTACCACCTACACCCGCACCAAAGTAACCTACTTGCTTACTTGTATTTGTATTCCACCCTTGAAGATTCGATTTATCATCTGATAGGCTTACATTGGGAAATATTGAGCGGTATTTGTCACTCTTTACTATTGCCCTGACATCGTAACTGAACTTTAAAAACAATGTAGCGGTACACGTGTTACGCATTACACTCTTAGTCGGATTTTTTCCGATTGTCCATGCGCAGAATAACGAAGTAATGTAACTTTTACCTGCTCTTGGTGGCATTGAAACGCTAAGACTTTTGATTTTCTTCTCTTCAATCTCTTGAAAAGCGTCTGCAATTTCCTTTAAGAACGGTCTATTTATGAAAAAATTAAGGTCATAAGCCAAACAAAACTCCCAGAGTGAGCGTCTTGAAAGCTCATTTCTAAGCATCTGTTTAGCGTATTGCTTACGTTCATTCATCTTCGTTTAGTAAGTCCTTTAATTCATCTGTTGTGAGTCCTGATAAATCTATTTCTGTATTCGTTTGTTCTATTTGTTGAACGGGTGCGCCATAACCTGAATCCATTAATGCTTTATAAGCGTTCGTGTCTCCATCCCTAGCCTTTTTTATCAATGCTAAAGTCATCAAATCTTCTTGGGACATCGTTTCATTCTCGCCCGTTAAAGGGTTTTTAAGGGATTGATTAACCTCTAACCATTTACGGGCTATCGTGCTACGGTTTTTGCTCCCTTTGGGGCGTCCGTTTGGATTTCCGCTTTCGCCTTTTCCCCATTCTGGCTTTAAATTATCTTCTCTATTCATTTCGGTGTAATATCGGTGTTATTTCCAATCTTTTGTAACATCAACTCCATTTAATTTAATAGTCAATGTTTCATCTAATTTAATCATTCGTTTAACTATTACATCGCAATACTTTGGGTCTAATTCCATTCCGTAACATTTGCGTTTCAGTTGGTGCGATGCGACCATAGTAGTGCCAGAACCAGTAAATGGTTCATAAATTAAATCATTTTGCAGTGAAAAATCATTTACCATTTTAGATGCAAATTCTATTGGATAGGCTGCTCTATGTTCAACTTCCTCTCCTGTAATTTGTGAACCTGCACTTTTAATTTGCCAATAATTCCACCTGCAATCATTATATGTTTGACTTGTATGATATTTTTCATTTGAACTCATTACAAAAACAAACTCACACCTTCTTGAATAAATACCAACTTGTGGTAAATTTATTGAATGTGTTTTATCCCATATTATTGTTTCTTTTACTTCAAATGGATTATCAATTGAAAATATTATTTTTCCGTAATCGTTTCTGCTTTTTGCATTATATGCTACATTCCAACATACTGTATGCTCGTTTTCATTTTTAAATATTGATGATGTTGTTAATATGTCTATGCAAAATTTAAAATAGTCTTCTGAACTTCTGTTATCTGAATTTTTATCTTCATATAATTTAACATCTTTTTTGCCTGTGCCAAGTCCTTTTGTGTGTAATAAATTACCATAACTATTTCCTTGATTGTACGGTGGTGAAGTTGCCATTAAATCCCATTTTTCTCCGTTCATTAATTTAGCTACTGAATCGCTATCAGTACTATCTCCACAAAGTAACCTATGTTCTCCTATCTCTATTAAATCTCCTAAAACGATGTCCGTGTTTATCTCGTTTGGTATTTCGTAATTATCTTCTTCTGCTTCGAGTTCTTCAACGCTTAAATCTAAAGGCAAGTCTAAACCCCAATCTTGTAATTTTTCGGTGTTCCACTCATTCGCTAATATATCCCAATCCCATTCTCCAAAACCAACATTATCTTTTACTATGAATTCGTGTTTTTGTTCTTCTGTAAGGTCGTTTGCTTTGATTATGAATACTTCCTTCAATCCAGCCTCAATACACGCCTTAAAACGCATATTTCCACCAAGAATGATATTATTTTCATCAACAACTATCGGACGTATTTCCAACATTTGCGGAAAATCTTTGATTGATTGAACTAATTTGACAAACTTTGAATCTCGAATAATTCTGGGATTTGACTTGTTCGGTATTACTTCCTTTATATTTACTTTTTGTGTTATCATTTCTTCGTGTTTCTGTACGGTACTATTTTATTCAATAAATCCTTTCTTTTGCCACAATTACACGTTTTAATAACACTTTTAACAACCTTTGCTATTCCTGTGCTTTCAAGTATGTTTTCTACTGTGTCGCCTAAGCCTATTGGATTCTTATTCAACCCCATTTTAGATAAATAATCTGACTGTCCAATATATTCCTAATATCACTCCTAATGATAGTACGCGTGTGAATGAGCCTGCCATTTCTTTTTGCCCTTCGAACCAGGTTGTAATCTTTGACTGTGGTAACCAAGGTAAAAATAGTAACATTGCTCGGTCAATGAAGAATATTAATCCAAATATCGGAAGTAAAGATATTCCTAATGCTACTTTTAAGTTCTTTTTGTTCATAATTTTCGTGTTTTAATTGTTAAAAAACGCACAAAGTTTGTATTTCTACTCCCCTCGTGCGCTACAAAACCTAAACATCAGTCCTTGCAAAGATATTAATTTTCTAATGAATGTCGTAAAAAATAAATATAATGCAAATGCCCTATGCTCTGAGTCTTTAATATTCCTATTTCGTGTTTTCGTAGTTCTTTCTTTAAGTTCCAGATGTTGATTGACCGCTGTACGCATATTGCTGGTATTACGTCTGTCTTGTACCCTATTGAATATCCTATCAAGGCTTCCGTATTTTTGAGTGTTATAATCGTTGCTATCCACTCTTCGGTTGGTATTCCATTAAGATATTTAACGCATTTTTCCACGTGTTTTTTTCGAAAGATAATACTTTTTATTAAAAAATCAAATTGCTTTTTACTTTTGCTAAATTCCATTTTTAAAACCCCTATAAACATGGCGTTTCAGAGCGTTCGAAAAGTTTTTATTTCAAAGTATAAACTTTGCTCAACCACTTTGAAAAAACGAAAGTATAAATTGAAAGTATGCACTTCACTTCTCCACTTTATAAAAACACTTTTCAATTTTGAAAGTATAAATTCAAAGCATACACTTTACAAAATGACTTTTACTTTTACAAAGTATAAAACCAAAGTATTGACTTTTGAAATTGACTTTTGATTTCTTAAAGTAAAAAAGCAAAGCACTATCTTTTATAAAACACTTTCAAATTTACAAAGTGAAAAACCAAAGTGTAAACTTCACTAATATACTTTGTAAAAACCAAAAATTCACTTTTCAAGATGCCCATAAACAGTGGGTTGTAGCGTGTCGTTTTTTCTATTTTCTCAAATTATCAAAAGCAATTTGATTTTTGTAGTTTTTTTCATAACAAAGTATAAGCGGCATTGAAAAACGACCGCCTATACGATAGTTATAATTTAATTTGTTTCTAAATAATTGTAGTAGTTTCTCTTTCCATTACTCAGGCTCTTGTCGTTTGCGGAGTCTATCGGGTCTAAAAAGTAGTACACCTTCTTTTCAATTCGTGTTTTTGTAACTTTCTTTTCGGGCTTTAATATCCAAAATACTACGAATACTTGCGCACAAATTACGATAAAAACACCTATTTTAAATATTGCTATTTTCATAATCTAAAAGATATTTGCCGATTTTCTCCAGGGTTGTCGTGTGAAGTCCTTTACTCGTGTTTTCAGCGTTTAAATACAGCCAAATTTGATTTTGACTAAGTCCCGCATCTCGTGAAAACTTCGCTAAGGTAATATTCTCAGTGAGTAAATGGAGTTGTATCATTTCCCTTGCTAAACTGTTTACTTTAGATAGTTGTTTTGCTGTCATTTTTCCGTGTTTTTAAAGGTTTCGTTGTAATATTGTTTATCTTTTGCCTCTCCAGCTAAATAAGCACTTTCCAGCTGCTCTTTCTCCATTTCTTTGGCTTGTTCAAGTATATTGTTTGGAATGCTCCAATTTTCTCTGTCACAATATTCTATTAAAAATTCTGTTGCTGTCATTTGTTTTTGTTTAAATAATTACACAAATGCTAATTACCAATGAAATAAGCGATACCACTAAAGATACCACGTAAATAATAAAGTTTTTATTGCTCATAATTTTAGTTTTAAAGGGAGGTTTTTACGCTCCCATTGTTATCAGAACGGTAAATTGTCGTTTTCTATTGTGTTTTGAATCGGAACCGCTGTAACAGCATTATTCAAGTCTAAAACTTCCAACTTCCAACCTTCCAAAGTATTGAAACACGTCTCAACTCCTGCTGCATTCGTCCATAAACGCCCTTTAAGATTAATTTCTATACCTATCTTATTTCCTATTGCTAAATTCTGCAAGAAGGCGCACTTATCGTTTACAAATTGAATTGATAAATGTTGCTTGTATGGTCCTTCATCTACCTCAAGAATAATATCTTGCTTAGTGAATTTCTCACTTTTAACCTCTTTTGTACCAATTTTGTACACTAATCCTTCAACTTTCATAATCTATTTTTTAAACTATTATAATAAATACGTGCCTCTTTGACACGCTCCTTGATTTTTTCTTGTGCTGCTTCGTCTTTTTGTACGATAAATCTTTTTACTCTTAATTCACTCGGAATATGGTCGAAATTGTGCATCTTCTGAATTACATCTCTGACCTCCAAATCTTCTTCAATCAAATTCAATTTCCAATGCTGGCGGCGTATTTCGTCTTCTACTATCTGTAAGGGCGTATTCATCAAACAATACACAAGTTCGCTTGTTTCGTGCCCTGTAAGCATAAGGTATCCTTGCAATTGATAGTAGTACTCCTTGTTTTTTAACGTTTCGTCGAACAAAGGAAAAGTACTGCCATTCCAACTGCATTTTATATCAGCAAGTAAAGAATCCGTGTTAATGTCAGGCTCTCCCGTTAACCATTCGTTGTTAAACCTGGTCTCGTTTTTTACTACAAACTCCCAACCTAACACCTCTGAGGCAAATTGTATAGCTTCGTCTTCCATCTCCAAACCTTTATCAGTATATCGGCTTGAAAACTCCTTATAAATTCCTAATTCACGTTCTTTAAACAAGTCTTGAATGTAACTTTTTGCCGTTTCTGACAATGTTTCGCTTTTCGTTCTTGGGTCAGTCATCAACTTTCCAAGTGAACTGCATCTAAATAGTAACTCTTTCATAATAATTGAAGTGCTGACTTTTGAAGGTCGGTTAATTGAAACTTAAATAAATCCTCTTTCTTCGCCTTTCCGTCATTCACTGCGATAATAGCCTTTTCAAATCTTTCGTTCGATATAGTAGGCTTATTTACGTGTTTAGTTACCTCGTTTGCGTCGTCATCCTGCATTGATAAACTCAAAAGTGACTGCAAAGAATAACGTCTAAAATACGAAATACACCCCCCTAATTTCTGAGGGTCGTTTATCTCAGGTAGTTTAATTTGACTTGTAAACTCTTTACCACTTTCAATGTCAATTATTACACTGTGAACGTGTCCATCTGCAATAGGTTGTAACAGCAGCAAATCGTGTTTATGTAAGATTGGTTCAACCACATCTAAAATAGTGTTTAAATCAGCGTATTTTGATTTAAAAAAAGGATTGTCCGCTGACTTGTTAATTTTTCCTATTTCTTGCTTAGCTAAATGCAATTTGTGATAAATGCTAAGTTTAACAGTTTTTGGTAAATCAATTAAATTATCAACTTCCTTAACTGCGTTTTGTTTTGAGATATCCAAGTACTCTTCAAAACTTAATTTTTCTTCTTTACTCATTTGACTGATGTTTATTTTTGATTATAAATATTACACATTGTAATAAACTTTTTTCTTGGTAATTTTCTGAATTGCTCGTATGTCAATCCGTTTGATTCTGCAATCAATACCATTTTAGCGTTTAATTCTGCAATTGTTTTCATTTGACTTGTTTTGTTTTGTGTTTACAAATATAAACTTTCTTTTTATATAAAATGCAATTATTTCAATTTATTTTTAATTTAATCAGTACAACCTCCACTATTGCAATTGGAACCACCACCGAAAATAAAATCTTGTTGAATACCAATTGTTTTAATTTGGTTAAAACTCATTTCTTTTTTAAACTTTTTCCTTCCTATTTCTTGGTCTGCGAACCATTGCATTTTAATAGGCTCATCAATCCAATTTTTTCTTAATTGTTGAACTTGCTTATGAAAACATCCTACACAATTCGAATCATTCGGAAAATCTATTCCAGAAGATAAACTCCATTTATAAATTTGATAATGTTCAATTTTATTATCAACCAAAGGATAATCTAATTCTCTATATTTTTCAGTTAACCATTTATTTCTACCATTTTCTGATTTGCCGATATTAAATCTAAAATCAGTATTCTCGTAATTAACTCTATTTTCTTCATCGTAGCGAATGCCTAAACGCATGGAAACAATTTCTTTTATTTCGTTTCTGCAATATTCAGCGATAGGTTTTAATTTCATTTCAGACGTACAAAACCTCGCCATTACATTAGGTAAATATCCACTGGCTTTTTTAATTATTTGTTCAAATGAATCTCCGCATAGCCATTTTATTTCAGTGCCTAATATTTGTTCCAAATCTAAAACGCATTTTAACGTTTGGTCTTTTTCAACTGTTCCGATAAATTCTTTTTTAATCTTATCTGAAATAATTTGTACAAACTTTTTGTCAATGGGTGTTAATTTTCTATCTTCAACTGAAACCAAAGAAAATAAATTATAATCAGCTGGATAATTAACCGCTAAATATGAGGACGTTTTGCCACCTGATATGCTGTTGACTGTTATCATTTCAATTTATTTTTATAAATATTAATTATTTCTTTCAACTCTTCAATATTATACTTCCTTTCAGCGTGTGCAATACTATCTAAATATTCTAGTTTGGCTATTCCGTATTTTCGTATAAATCCAATTCTGTAATTATTCGGGTCTCCGCTTAAATCTTTATTGCAAGGTCTAGAACATTGACTATTTACATTAAGTTCGTTAAATCGAATGTTTGCGTGTCCTCCTGCGCTCCAAAGGTGGCCTGCATCACAGTTGCCCTCTTTGATTACTTTTCCGCAGCTTATACAGTTTAAACCCTCGTCACGTTTTCTTATCCACTTATTAAAAACTTGCTGCGCCAATTGTAGGTAATCTTTTGAGGTTAGCATATCTTTTTTCAACTTGGATTTCCTTTCGCTCCATTCCTTTGATTCGCTTTTTTTCTTTTGTTCGAGTTTTTGTAGTGCTTCAATTAACTTACAGTCGCTGTTCCAACAGTATTTTTCTAACGTACTAAATCTCGGTTCAAATGGTTGCTTACATTCCTTACATTTCTTCATTTTGTTGTTTTAAAAATTCAATCAATGGTAATAAAATACCTTTTGAAGTATTCATATCTCCACCTAATTTATCTCTATTTGTGTTTAAATATTTTCTACATAAATCTTTTAACTTTTCAGTTTTTATAAAAATACAATGAAAATCACTTAACCAATAGCACCAGTATTCAGCTTCACTTGTTGATATACCACTTCTTTTACCTCTTGACTGATATTCAATATAAATATTTCCAGTTTCTAAACATCTAAAATCTCTTTTAATTTCAATTTTACTGCCTAATAAATGACTAAATTGTTTTTCATAAATCTGACCTACCTTCAAGTCATATTTAAAATCGTTGTTATATTCCATTCATTAAATTAGCGTTTATTTCCTTTAGTTTTTCAATCTCATATCTCAGCTCCATATTTTCTTTATGAAAGTTGAAGTTCATTTTTTGCAACGTGTCGAACTCCTTGCTTTGCTGTTTAAAAATTAAAAATGTTTCGTTCATTTGTCGCAAGTGCTTTTCCATTCCTTGAATAAATACTTTTCGCTCTGGATTCTTTTCCTTTAGTTCACTAACCGTAAATTTCAAAGATTCGATTATCGCAAGTATATTTGTTTGTGCTGTTATTACTTCTAAATAGTCCATAATTTTTATTTAAAAAGGTAAATTTTGATTGTTTAAAGTGTGGTAAGATTCTGAAAAACTTTTCAGCTCAGTAACTGCTTTTTGATTGTGATTTTTTCTATCTGCATAAATTTCTTTGTTTGAATAATCTTTTACATAATACTGATATTTTTCAATATTAAGAAACATTTTGTAAGTTCCATTTTTACTCACTCCCTTTGGTTTCGATTTAGCAATTCTAATATGCAATTCGTTTTCCGCATAATATCCGCTTTCGTCTTCAGCAACTCCAGCTGGTGGTCGCCAAAGTGTAATCATTAATAAACCTTTTCTAAACCAAACCTGACCCCCAGCCAAATCACGCGCGCTTGGTGGTGGATAATATGTTACTCCGTCTTTTGTTACAGGCATCTGGTCTCTAACGTGTGTAATAATACAATTATGTCGGTTCTTTTTGCGGGCGTTTTTTCGTGCAAATCCTAAAATTCTACTCAAATATTTGTCCTCTCTACCTAAATCATTAGGCTCAAATTGTTCTGTCAATTCGTTCCACGGGTCAATCGTTGTTGTGTGGATAGTCATATTCAAATCATTCTCAATATTATCAACAATTTCATAGAATTTATTTACGGTTAAATCTTCATCTATTGGGTCAATAACTATAAAATGTTCGTTGATAAAGTATTCAGCACGTGTTCTTTCCGATTCATTCATAGAATTTTCGCCGTTAACATATTTTTTACCTATGTATTTATGACAAAGTTCTGAGAAAATATCCTTTGAGTCGCCAGTCTCAGGAGAATAAATAACGTGATTCCATCCGTGCAAACAGCTCAAGTTGATTAATATTTCAAACCACCATTCTGTTTTTCCGCTTGCAGGAGCTGCTCCGATAAACGTTGTACATTTTATTTTTATAGTAAGTGGTAATTGTTCCCAACTCCAACCTATATCCTTTCCTCTTTCAACTCCATTTACTCTGAAATTGTCTAATTCGGTCTTTACGTTTTCAAGTCTCTTGTACATCAGTCTATTATTCTATTGTGAGATGCATAAATAACCTTATCTTTTTTTGTAACGTTTGAATATTTATCTAAGGTTTCGGCTCTACTAAAAAATTCGGGTGTACAATATTGATAATTTTGTTCCTTAAGATAATCATTAATTTTACAGTTATTTATTGCGTCTCTTATTTGGTCTTTTGTATAGCCTTCTTTTAAACGAGCTTCATAACTTGCACGTACTTTTTTATTAATAACTTGAAAACTTCTACCAAAAGAAAGATTCAATGTCTCAAGCAACGCTTGATAATCTATTTTATTTATTACATTAACAGTTACAGTATCATTAACAGTTACATTAACAGTTGGATTTGTTGACTCTTGTTGAACAAAATCAACATTTGTTAAATTTGTTGAACTTTGTTGACTTTCTTTTAATAATCTTCGAGCTTCTGCGCTTGCTTTTCCCGCTGTACTTCTCCCCTCTTTGGTTGCTAACCACTTTATTAAATCACGTTTAAACTGCAACTTAATAGGTTCAAATGCAAGCATAATCAAAGGGTCGTTATTGATTGGATTCTCATCATTAACGTACGCAAAAATATGTTTTAATAGTATTCCTGCCTTATCATCTGGCAGCATTTCAATAATTGAACGTTGGTCTGAATACAAAACAAATGATTTTTTATCCTCCGCCATAATTAATGCATTAAAGAAATTTGTTTTTTTAACTCCCTACTTAATTTAATTGCTGTTTCTTTATCTAAAACAGTACATTGCATTGATTCGTAATTAGAACTTTTATCTTCTAATTGAATATACAAAAAGTAATCCGTGTTAACATAAAGCTGTAATTGTTTTTCCTCTTGTTTTGCTTCTTCGTTTCCGCAAAAAATCAATTTTACATTTGCCATAATAAATCGCATTTTATTTAAAAACACGTAAAAAGTTAAGTACATAAAAAAACCTTCATACTCAATAGGGATTCGACGTCCTACTTTGTATAAAGGTTAATTAAAATTCCTTTTCGTTACTATAATGTCGAATCGTAACGTTTACAAATATACAAATAATATCTAATTAAATAGCAATTGGAAAAGATTTTTCAACGTCTTTATTGTATCTTAATACTTTTACGTCTTGTCGTAATCTGTAGAAGTTCCAAGCCTTAATTATTAGTGCATTTTTATGCTCTCTATCCATTTTACTTGTGCCTGTTCTATCTTCTATCAATTTGTTTCTAAGCAAATAAATAACGTTGTTTGTCACATCTCTACCAGTGCATAATTCGTTAAAAAATAACTCGCAATCTGCTGAACTTTTAGTATTAAAATGAATCATAAACGAACCGATTAAAGTGGGGCTCATTATCTTAGCAAATTGTACATAATAGCCGTATGTTTTAGAAGCAATATCTAAATAATAATCCTCATTTTCTTTAAATTTATTTAACAATTCTACGTTTGTCAATGTAATATTCCCTCTGTTACTTCTATTCCCATTATTTAATGCTTGAGAAAATTGTATCATTGGAGGAATTAAGCTTGAGTATTGAGCCCCCGCAATATGAAATACATCATTAGATGTTCTTGTTGTTCCAGAATCTAACACTACAAATACATCATCATTCAAATCAAATGCAACATACATACTTAATTCAACATTTGCCTTTATAATTGCTCTTAACCGATGTTGACCATCTAACAATTTATTTGTTTTTGATAATTTAATCAATTCTCCAGTGTCGTTTTTCCAATTGCCTTTCAGCATTTCGTTCGCATATTTAGTTACAATCGCATCTTTAAATTTACGGTTGTTTATATTCATGCTTAGCATTTGTTCTGCTACTTCCTTGTTGATTTTTACTAATTCTACTCTCATGATGTTTATTTATTTATTTGATTATTAATTAAAATTATTTGATTTAATATTTTTCCGTTCAATCCAACGCAATGTATAAATCCTTTTTCAGATGTTGATAAGTATGAAATAGTGTCGAAATTATAAATTGTAATTCCTTTCATTTTGCTGATTCCATCGTTTTTAACGTAGCCATAAAACTCAAGTTTTCTAACATTGTCAGGAAAGTTGATTAATTTAGTTTCAATGGTTCTATATTGATTGATGTATCTTTTTAAAGTTCTCATTTTCTTAATTATTATCTTCGTAATTAACTGATTTTACCTTTACTCTGGCAGCTCTAAAATTGTTCGTTCTGCGAATAGTTGGCAAAGGTCGTTTAGTGTAAACTATCGTAACCTTCTCGCAGTTGTTTAGTTGCGCTTCAATGCTTTTGATATTCCAAAGAAATATTTCGTCTTTTTGTTGTATAAAATTATCGTACATTCTCAATGCGTTAATAATCGTTGCGTGATTTTTACTAAATATTTGACCTATTGCAGCAAGTGAAAGTTTATTATTTTTTCTAACAAAATTATAAGCTGCTGCTCTTTGGTAAACAATTTCTCTTTGGCGTGTTTCTTTCAAAATTCCATTGCGCTCGCAAATGTAAACTACCTTTTTTAAATCAATTTGTTTCATCTGTAATATCTTTAAATTGTTCATCTAACCACCCTAAAAACGCTCGCTGAATGTCGTTCTGTTGTATTATCGTTTCCTTATCCGCAATGTCCATAAAATACTTGTCCTGGTTTCTTATCGTTCTCACAACCTCGTTTTGTAGCTGTTTCGCTTTGAATCTAAACGGGAAATCTTCAAGTTTATCGGCAACACTTGGAAGTATTGACATTATCACCGTTAAATTAAACTGTTCTTTTGTCATTTTATCGTGTTTTTATGCGTTTTAAGAGACTTTATCCTATTTGTTGATTAACCGCTTCTAAGTAGTCTAAATAAAGCGTTACGTTAAAACTTCCGCCTTTATCATTTTCTGACTTTTGACCTCTCCAGTGTCGCACCATCTGTGCAAGGTTTGGAGTTAATTTGATAAATGTATTTTTTTTAGTTTTCATCTTTCCGCGATTTTTGTTATTACTCTAATTTTCTGAGAATCTTCAAGGTCGTAATCTTCAACAACTTCTAATATCTCGGTTAAACTTTTTTCTAAACTTGCAACCTTTTTGGCGCATTCTCGTTCATTTGTCAGGTCGTTTACTAATACTTCTATTGAGCGTTCAAGCTGCTTAGATGGGTTGCTTTCGTGCGCTTCAATCATTATGCACAATGTGACTAACGTGTCTTTTAATTCTTTCATAATTTTTGTATTTCTTGTTTAACTTCTTGCCAATAATCATACGAAAATAAATCATTATTTTCTACTTCTCTTGTATAGTAACAAACTTCCATTATCTCATCAACTGCTAATAATGCGCATAAAAGAGCGTGTGGGTAAAGCATACACATAGATTCGTTTGAGCAATTTAAATCAACGTTAAACATTTTTTCCGTTAATTCTTTTGCTTTTTCTTGTGGTGTCATAATTCTAAAATTTTACAAAGTGTTTTTTGATAACTGTATTTTAATCTTTTTACGCCTGCTTCAACTGTTGAAATGTCTTTCTCGGTGAATCCGTTTGTTGCTGCCATTCGATTGTACGCTTTCATCGTGTTTAGTCGCTGAATCATTCCCTCATACATATTTAAATAGTCTGAGGCTTTGTCGTGTAATTCTCGCATATTAATTATTTAAGTATTGTGAAATTTTCGCTTTTAATTCGCCTTCAAAATGTTCCATAATAAGGGTAATATCTTCGCCTTTATGTTCTATTCTGAGGATTTCGATAACTTCGGGCGTTCCGAAATTGTTATCCTCGTCAATTGCTGCTAAGTAGTTAAATTCAATTGTAAATTCAACCTCTTTAAATTCTATTGTTACGTTCATATTGTTTTGTTTTGTTTTACAAATATATATAAACTTTTCTTTTATATAAACAATATTCACGAAATAAGTTGAAAAATACGTAGAACTACGTAGATAAACTAAGTAGAACTACGTAGATAAATGTATTAAAATAGTAGATTTTCGTTTTCTTCGTAAGGTAAATATACCGTTTTGCCGTTTTTCTTGATTGCAATTAACGCTTGTTTGCGATTTCTTCCTTTTTTATAGGAGATGTGAAACCAACTTGCTTTACCGTTTATCGGAAATTCTGCTATCATTTGGTCAAACACAACGTTCTCAATTATCCAATCGAATAACTCTTTGTCGTGCAAATCAACGTCCATCGCTTCACCTTTTACGTGTTGAGATGAAACAGCCCCACCAATGCGAGAATTCACTCTTAACGAACGAAACCCGCTGCTTATGTTTATAGGTCGACCTAAATGCTGTCTGATAGGTTCAAATACATTTTCACATAGTAACTTTGCCGCATCTTTTTCAGTGAAACCCATTTTATTGGAAATACCGTATTTGATTGCAGTTTCTGAGCGTTCAAACTCTTCAATAGTAACGTGTTTCGATAGTATCATTTAACTGTTTTTTGTGCGTGAAATAAAGCCTTTCCACCGAATACAACAGCTCCAACAGTCAAGCAAACAATACCTATTGGGTTTGCTACCAATCCAGTAGCTAAAACAGCTGCACAAACAGTGCCTATTGTCGTTGCGATACGACCTCTTCGGCGGTCTTTTATTGGTGTTCGTTTTCTGATTCTGTCGATTAGCCTCATATTACTTTTTTAATGGTTATTTTATCAGGAATTACAGCGTAAATTTGCTCTTTTGACTCTGTTTGTTTTTCGCTTTTTTGTTGATTTCTGATTTCAAACGCCCTATCTGACCAGCAATCCTCAAGTTTTGTTTCTAAATTACCAACTCTTATTGTAGTTATGGAAAGCCAAGCGCATAATACACCTGTAACTCCGTATTTCTTCGTGATTATTGCTAATTCATTCATCTTTTGCTTGGTTTCATCTTACAAATTTAGTAAAAAGTACGCTGACTTTTGAATTTATCTGCTACTTTACATTTTAAAATCGCCTTTCTGCTGAAATCTTTATACTCAACCTCTGGACTTTCCGAAACAATAACTGGCAAATCCAAGTATCTATAAGAGTGATTATGAGCGTTGTAATCTGAGATGAATAATTCGTTTTCTGAGATGAAAAACAACTCTAATAACGGGCGCAAAATACATTCGTTTTCAGGGTCAGTTACAATTTCGTAATCGTTTAGATTCTCTCTAATTACTCGCTTCATTTCTCTATTGTCATAGATAATATTATCGATTGCCATATTAGGTTGTCGGTTTCCTAAGTAACCATAGAATCTGTGAGTACTTTCCACGTTTGAATTAGTGAAATCTATACCGTCAATCGTTTGTTTACCGTTAAAAATAGCACGCACGCGAGCCGTTTTAAGAGCGTTATGTATGCTGTACGGTAATAACTTATAATCACCCCACAAAAGCGTGCCTGATAAGCCCGAAATACTATAATTTATCGCAAGTGTATAGTTGCCTTGTCCGAAAGTTGTTAAGATTTCGTTCCAATCGCAAGTTGCATAGTAAGCGTTTATTTCATTCGGAAAAGTATTAATTTCGAAAGTGCCTAAAACGTTTGCATCGCAATCTAATATCTGAAATTCTGCGGTATCTGCATCACTTGCTAATTTTATCCAAAAAGACGTAAGGTCATTTTTCCAACTTTCCGCTGCTGAGCCTAAAACCAATTGCTCACAACAACAATCTTTTATACCTCTATCCTGCTCAGTGAATGACTGCGGAAGTTTAATAGCTATGTATTCACGAAAAATTCTATCTTCAATGCCGCAATTCAAAATGATAGGTATGCATTCCGAAGTTGTAAACTCGTCAAAATAACCAATTGCCCAACCAACAGGCACACTACCCAATGGAGGACACGGTGGTTCAGAATTTTTCCAAAATGTAGCTAATGGAAAAGCAGGATAACCAAGCCCTCCATAAGTTACTTCCCATTGTCCACCTCCTACATTATTATAATAAAGATAATAATCAACTCCTAAATAAGTCCAAGTGTAGTAATTCTCGCTATTATAAGTGCCCGCAATATTTAATTCAACTACTGTAGAGGACGGCTCGTCATTGAGTCGAAATTCAATACGTATACATTCGCACGCCATAATTAAAGAATCTCAGTTGTGTAGCCCATTTGCTCAAATGCCAAACTTGTGTACTTATTTGCAGCATTGATGTCTTGCAATTCAGTAGGTAAAATTTCAACTGTGAAACTACCTTGTTGTACATCTGTAAAGATTGGTTGGTTGCTTTCAAAAGTTGTTCTACTTGCGTATGTTGCTACTGCAATCTCTAACGTTTTTCCGTCTGCTCTTGCTGCAAATTCTAATCTTGCATAGATACTTTCTAGTTTCAATTCTGTACCTGAAATTGTGATACTCTTTTCTTCGTTTGATTTTATTAAAATTGCCATTTTTTTTATGTTTTTATGTAAGTAATTATGCTACTGCTATTGGTGTAACTGTTCCGCTTGAACCTCTGTAATAAAGCGCGCCACCTGAAACGTATAATTGACCGCATCCAGCAGGTGATGTTGTCGGAGCTGTTCCATTTGCAATAGCTAAAACAAACTTTGAAGAACTTCCAAAACTATCTTGTCCTATTCCTACATTCGCTTGGTCAGTTATTACGACTTTATTTGTGTTATTGGTTTTTGAGAATGTTACAAATGTGCTATTATCGTTAGTAATTGTTTTTAAAGTTAAAGAAGTACCACCTGCTCCGTCGTAAGAATTACCACCAATTGAAAGAAATTCTGTGCCAAATGTACCCACAAGTTTTATAAATCTATTGTTTGTCGTTGGCGTAACCATGCCCATGTAACCATCACCCGAAAGTACGCCAATTCTAAAATTACCATTTCCTGCAATTGCTATCAATCCATTTGATGAATCAATTTTCATTTTGTTGGTTGTGAAATTATCGTAAAAATTTAAAATCGGTTCGTTGTAAGCGCTTGCCGTTATAGATAAACCTCCATTTGTTGCTGGAGCGTCTGCTAATAATTCAATAGTTTTGTTCCCTCGAATGTTTACAATGTCTCTTGTGTCTGCTGAATTCCTAACTCTAAATGCTATATCAGTACTCAACGCTCCTTGCGCTCTTACGTCAAGTCTTACAGTTGTTGAAGGTGTTGCTCCTACTCCTAAACGTTTATTCGTGTTATCCCAAAACAAGCCCGAATCTGCCCCAAATGCACCACCGTTATTAAATTGAATTTGTCCCGTTATTCCTGCAGGAGTACCACCACTTGCCGTTGGAATGTTTAAAGTGTCTGATATAAATGTAGCCGCTCCACTTCCCGTAGTTGTTAGCGTAATTTGGTTTTGTTTGCCGTTAAATGAAGTCCAATTTGCTGAACTCAAAGCACCTCGTTTTGTTGCGCTTGCCGTTGGTAAATTAAAAGTATGTGTATCTGTTGCTGAGTTAATAGCGAAATCTGTTCCTGCTGTTCCAACAGCTAAATATTGCGTTTGTTTTGTTAGTCCATTGATTGAAGAAATACCACTCGAAAAAGTTGTAATTACTTGGCTTAAATGCGAGTTTTGCGTATGGTGTTTAATCGTGCGTCCTAATATGCTATTTACAACATACACGCGTAATGCAATCCTATCAGTTGATAAAAGCGTTGTTAATGGCATTGGAACCGCACAAACGTACAAATCAATTGCCGTTCCGTTCGTTATTCCTTCAGGGTTTGCTGAATTATTTGCTATACTTGTAAAGGTTGTGCCATCGTATTTTAAAATTTCTATATAAAAAGCTGGCGTTCCACCGCTTGAACTAGCCGAAAAATACATCTCAAAGTTCCAATTTCCCGCAGGAATTTCAACAAGGTTTGGGTCGTTAACATCTGTAAGCCATTGACTAATTAAACCGTTTCCAGCAAGGGAGAAATCAACTCCCGTTCCAAGCACTGGCGTTTTACTCATTTGGAAATAAGTACCAACACTTGCAGCTGTCCCACCGTTCAAATAATAGTTAACGCTATTGCCACCACCTCCACTCGTTGGAAAGGTAGCAAGTGTTCCATCGCCTCTAATGTATTGATTTGCTAAACCCGCCGCCGTTAAAGTAAGTGTACCCGTACCGTCAACAGGACTACCACCAACTATAAAAGCAGAAGGTGCGGTCAAACTTATCGCAATACCTGACAACATTGCCGCCTTAATTGTAGAGCCTAATATCTTTGCCGTTTGATAAACCGCACCGTCCCAATAATCGATATCGTAATAATCGTCGTCACCGTAAACAAAACGTTCTAAAGGGTATTCGTGTATTTTTTGATTTGCCATAATTTACGCTATAATTTTGTTATCATCATCTGTTGTCAACTTGTCTAAATTTGTTGTAGTGATTTTAAACATTGGGCTTTCAAGTGAACAACCTTTAATTTTTGTAGTGAATTTAACACCGTTCGATAAATTAATCAAATCGGGGTTAAAAAAGCATTCCATCTTAGCAAGCGTTGGAGTTGGAAAAGTAAGTTTACATTTCGTTTCGCCAACTAAAGGAACTAATGGATTTGAAGGATTGTTGTCATAATCGATAACCGTACTTGATATAAATCTCGGGTTGCTTTCCGTAGGTTCGACCGTTATCATTCCCCAGGTTACCGCATCGTCCCAAACTTCCCCACTAATTAAAGAATGAGTTGCAATTACTCGCATTAGTTGACCATCTGTTACTATCCCTACGTTCGTATTAGTCGCATCAATGTACAATTCTATGTTCTGAACGATTAACGGCTCTGAGTCGTAGTCTTTATCAAGTACCGTATCTTCAAATATGTAAGCAAGTCCGTCTTTTACAAGCTCAATATTTAAACGAAGTTCCCAATCACCTAGATTATTGAAGTTAAACCAATTTTTAGTTTGTTCGTTAGGGTAAAAATCAGCATCTGCATTTAACTGCTGCAGCCAATACTCCCAACGCAATAAGAATGGAAAATAAACCTTAATACCGTACTCGGTCAAAGTGTCGATACTTGGGTCAAGTGTAAGTTTCGCTATTCTTTTCTCGCTTGTTGTTGGTAACGTGTTTTGAACGGTATTAGATTGGTTTAAAATGTACTGACCTCCAACGAAAGGAATCGTTGATATGTTAAAAAAGCAAGTATTTAAATCAAAACTTTCCAACGTTGTAGGGTTGTAAGCCACAATTCTATATTCTATTGAGTCATAAGACGCTCCCTTTTCAAGTAAAAACTTACCACAAAAAGCAAGGTCGTCCTCCGTGTTTGCCTCGTATGTAAGCGCCGTATCTGCTGATTCAGTAGTATTATCTGAATGGTCAATAAAGATGTTTTGAACAGGAATTAATGGTCCTCCAACAGGCGGAGATTTACTTAGTTGGTCGTTGAATACTAATAAGTTAAGATTTCCAAATTTAACCCACAATTTAAACAATCTGTCGCCATCTTCTAAGCCATCGAAGAACGTTGTAAATGAAGCGTTAGGAGTGAAAGTAATTTTTAATGTATTTATCGTTCCTACCGTTATAATCGAATCTAATTCAAGCGTATAATTACCGCCAAATTCATTTGTCAAAGATGTATAAGCCGTTCCAACTGTCGGAATAGTTGACCCTAAAACCATTGATATTTCACCTTGTGAATAAGGACGGTTTTTATAATAGTCTACATTAATTGATTGATAAGCCGCACCGATTGCATAGTCAACACTTGCTGAGTCAACTATTACATCAAATGTTGTCGGTGAGGACCAATCTAAAACAGTTACACCTTGAACAAGTACAGCATCAACAACGCCAGTATTATAAGGTTGGTCGAAATATCCAGTATTTCCAGATTCATTTAGTAATGATATTGATTTGGCAAAGGGTTCATCCGCTAAACTTGCCCACTCTAATTTAAGATAAGTTTTTAAACATTCAGCAGTGAAAAACCAATCGGGGTTTCTTATACCACTTTGCAAATATTCTAATTCCAGCAAAAAAGACCGCTCCAAAGAACCATCTTCAAGGACATTATCAGCTTGTCTTGTCAACTCACTACTTGTCAAATATTGACCCGATTTATTAATAAGTTCAACGCCTGTAATTGTCGACCCAATCGCAAGCGTATCCGTACCTTCAAACTTCATTCGAGTACTTTCACCATCAATTAAGGAGAAAGGCATTCCTGCAGTTGAATTCAAAACGTGATTAAGTGACGCTTCCAAAGTCGAACGCATTTTATAAGTAGCATAAATAATAAAGAACTGCTGCGCTGTATTATCGTACCAATAAGGAATGCTCGATAGCTGAATTATAGTGTCATCAACGTACAAAACTGAGGTTGTCCAACTGTAAATCGAAGTTCCTGACACGTCATAAACGTTGCAAGTTACGTTGTCAGTAGGTCTGAAACCCTCTTCAATCCAACTTAAAGAGCTAGATGTAATTTGATTTGTGATAGCATCTAAAAATAAAGGATTTGTAAGTGATGAAAATCGTATTGTAGCACGTAAAGTTAACGCAAGTTTCACCTTATCGCCTGCATTCATTCTGTAAAATCCTAACGAATTGCCAAAAATATCTGTATACGTTTTGTTAAATATTTGTACCGGCATATCTTGATTGAATTTCGTTTAGTGCTAATATATTTCCGTCTTTTGCTGCTCTTAAAGCTGCGTTTATATCGTTTTGAATAGGCAAAATAGCCTTTTGTTCTTCAACATTTAGGTCTTTCAACAAGTTTTTGTTTAAATCAAGAAGTTTTTTAAGTGATTCACTCAAATTTTTATTCAATTCTTTAAATTGTTCTTCCATATTAAGAGTTAATTGTAAGCGTTGTAACCTTTCCACTTGCATAATTATCGGGTATTCTATAAGTAATAGTTGCCAAACTCTTCTCATCAATCCACTCAAGTTGAAGAATCTCACAATTTACCCCGCCAATTTCCGCATAATTATTATTCAACAAAGTTACGAAATCTTCTTCCATAATTCTAAGCCTAACTGAACTTTTAATTTTCCAACTGTTTAGCTGAATTTGATTTATGTAATGGTACTTATTCCATAGGCTACTTGCGCTAACATAATTCTTGAAATTAGCGGGCTGTTTTCCTGCAACCGTGTAAAGTAACTTAGTCACTGAAAAAAAGTTTTGGCTAATAATCATAATACCCACGCGCGCATCAATTTTAGCTGCTAAATTCGTGCCACCTCCAAACATTCCGCTCACTTCGTCTATTAATTCAAACAATGTCTTCGCTTGCTTTTCAAGCCAATTTAAAGAGTCTTTTCGTTGTCCTAATGCAAATGGTGGTGAAACGTCTTGAAGTCCCTTAATCGTTACTAAATCGGCATTAATAATGTTTACGGGTTCTGTTGAAAACTCGGCATCATGAATATCGTATAATTCGTCCATTGTATTTAAATCCATAGAGTCCAAAGAATAATGAATATAATAACGTTTCCAAACGTCCTCTGAGTTATACGTAAATTCGTCTTGTCGGTCAGCTTGAATAACCATAGCGGGTGCAACGTTCATAGAAGTTATATCCTGCCAAAAATCCCGTCTTTCGATTTGTACCACTCCATTAACTACCTTTGTTCGTGCGTTAAACGTTGTTTCAATAGCCGTAATAAGACTCCCTAACGTGCTTACAGTATCGCTTGAACTCGGAACACCCTTATTAAATGGAGCAACCAAGTCATCTGAGATGAATTTAAATATTCCTTTACGACCTCGAACCAATGGAACAGGTAAAACTGTAAAACTAGTAGAAGAAAGTAGCGTACTATCAAGCGTAAATCCTAAATATTCACATCCTTTTTCGATTAAATCTTTTACTTTACACCCTAATAAATAGCGAACTTTTGGAAAAATAAGGTTGAATAATTGAAGGCCTAAATTAGTAATTGCAATTAGTAATCCTGCAATGTAGATAACTTGCGCTAATATATTAAGCACATAACTTATAATGTCACCTAATCCAATTACGGGACCAGACGCCCCTACGGAAGGAGTTCCCGCTTGAACGCCCTCTGAGACCGTTGTAGCTAAGTCTTTAATAGCCGAAATAAGCGCATCTGTCATAGAGTAAAGACCCAACGCTAAACTAATAGCAAGTTCCGCTTGATTATCTTTTACAACGATGTACGGCACTTTGAAACGAGGGAAAACAACGCCTTTTTTAAGCATCAATTCAAAGGATGTACCGTTCGCATCTTCAAAAAACTTATCTGCTGACTGTCTACGTAGTATTTTCAACTCACATTCGTAACTGCGGAAGATTGGCGCACTTGTAAGGTCAACATAATAGTTCAAACTTATACCGTTTGCCATCTGTACACGGTAAGGAATGCCCTCAAAAAGTCCAAGCGTTGCAATATGGTCTTGAACTATTCCATAGGCTTCACGGGGTAAAATAATAGTGTCTACATTGATTTTTAACACTTCGGGGTTATCCGTAAAGTCGGAAATTACTCCGATTTCTTCACGGTTGCGAGGTGTTATTTCAATTTCATTTAAAAAGTGTCTCATCTTCTAACTTTATAACGGTTGTAAGTTGTTGTATTTCCTTGTTTCGTGCTCTTTACGATTTCCATAACTGACTGCGTAATTTCGCCTATTCCAATATTCGTTTCGGGCTTAGATTTGATTGCATTAGTCAACTCATCCATTTTACTTACAAGTATTGCTGTGTCAAATGAACTACCTATTTGACTATTTGAACGTATTATTTTACCGTTTTGATATTCATTAGCCATCTTTGCAAGTGCTTCGTTCGATAAGCCTCCGATTTGCTCGTTTAAACTCTTTGGTATTACTCGTTCGTTAGGGTGCAACACAGCGTGAAAACCGCCCTTTCCATCTATACCGTTACCATTTTTTCCTGTGTCCTCAGTACCATCGTAGAACGTAGGTAAACTTGCGATAAACTGCTGTAATAACATTGTATCTTTAATAGTGTCTAATAAAGGATGTTCAGAATTTGCGGCTACCTTAGCATTGTAAGTTGCATAAATATTTCTCGCAAGTTCTATTCTTTGTTGTTTCTTTAACTCTTTCTCCTTTTGTTTATTCGCTTGGTTTATGATTCTCTGTTGTTCTGCGAGACTTTCTTTTGCGTTAATATTACCATTTGCTGCGAGCGTTTGAAGTGTCGTATATTGAGCGTTTGCCGCTGCAATTTCCTTGTCAATTTGCTCTATCTTTTTATTAGATTGTGCAATAAAGAAGTCAGCTGCTGCTTTAACTATTTCCTCTTCCGTTTTTTGGTTCTTCGCCTTTTGCTCAAGTGCTTTTGTGTCCGCCTCTTCGTTATCTTTTAACGATTTATCAGCAAATTCAGTTTGTAAATCAGCACGTTTAATAGCGTATTCAACTATTATTTTGTTTTTAGCGGCTTCATTATTTCCAACTGATAAAAGTTCCGCTTGTTCCTGCTCGTTTAACAACTTTAATTGTGCATTTTGTAGTTGAATTTCAAGTGCAATTGCTTCAAGTCCTTTTGCTTTTTTAAGTTTTAATTGAATGTCAAGTACTTTCGTTTCTGCATTTGTTACATCTACATTCTCTTTTAATGCTAATGATTTGGCTTGATAATCGGCATCATTTAATAATAAAGCATCTTTTAATTGTTGGTCTCGGTTAATTAAATCAGTTGAAATTGAATGAAGCCTTTTAAGTTCTTCATCAGCAGCATTTTTTTCAGCTAAAAGTATCTGTTCTGCTGTGCTCGTTCTATTTGTATATTCATCTGTTAAATCAGATAAAGACTTTTTTAACTCTTCATTTGAAACAATTAAATTATCATTTTCATTCGTTAAATCACCCGTTGCTTTGATTTCTTTCTCTAAGATAGGAATGTATTTTTTGCCTCCTTCTGTTAAAGCATCTTCCTGACCTTTCAAAGAGCCTCTTCTAACACCTAATTTTAATAATGCTGCATTTGCGTCATCAACCGCTTTTTGATTTTCCGCAATTTCTTCTCTTAAATCCTCTCTATAAGAAAGTGCCTCTTGTATTCCTCTATAAATCCCTTTATCAACTAATTCTTGAGCTTCTGCACGTGCCTTATTTATTTTTAATTCAGCTTCAAATTTCTTTGCTGTTTGTTGGTCAATATAGATTTGATTTTTTTTTAATTTATAACGATTGTATTGTAAATCAATATAGTCTTGAACGGCATCATTTAATGAAGATTGAAACGCTGTTTCGTCCGATAGATTTTTTAATGTTGTTCCGTATGTTCCGTTTATTTGTTTAATCAACTTTCTTCTATCCTCGCTATTTTTGTTAGTTGCTTTTAATTGGTAAATTAATGCGGAAAATTCTCCACTTTCTGTAGATACAAATTCAATTGTTTTTTTCGATTCTTCGTTTGCTCTTTTTTCAGCTTCCGCCCTCGCTTTTGTAGCCTTTTCCGCCTCTTCATTTCCACTAACTAAACTATAAATACCGTATGCAAGTGCTGCTATCCCCGCGATAATTGCTACTATTGGAAGTGCTTTCATAGCTTTTCCGAGTCCACTTGTCGCCACCGTTGCAGCCTCAGTAGCCACCGTTTGAGTAGTCGTTACCGTTGTATCTACAACCTTAGCAGTAGTGAATAGCCCTAACTTTGAAGCAGCAGCCACAAATGAAGCTCTGACTTCCGTCATAGTATCCTTTAATGAACCCAAACTTGTCAATGCCTCTGACATTGCAGCTAATTGTTGAAGCTTTAACATTGCTTGCATTGCGCCCTCTGATTCAATACCAAACAACCCCATTGCGCCCGTCATTCCTGCGAACGCATCTATACCAACTTTACCCGCTTTGGCTATACCGTTACCCAAGTTTTCAACAGCACTACCAGCAGTGGATTTAATAACGGCATTTGTGTCCATTATCTTATCTTTCAGCTCACCAGCATCGATTGTCATTTGCTTAAAACGTGGGTCTGTTGACTCCATATTTTGAAGAGCAACAGTCATTTCGCGTAACTGTTGTTTAAGACCTTTTGTAGCTACTTCGTAATTACCTACATTTCTGAAATTATCACCTACTGTTTTATCAATTTGCTTTAATTCTGCATCTCCAGCCTGAGCCGCTGCGGTTACTTCACGAAATTGTGTTTCAAGTGCTGCATAAGCCGCCGTTCCAGTTCTTCCAGCTTTTTCAGATGCTAACATTTGAGCGCCTAACTCCTTACTTTGGTTTTTAAGGTCTCTTGTGCTTGCGGCAAGTTGTTTGTACGTGTCCATTTCAACCTTACTTGCTTGCGCTGCTTTCTGTGTTGCTTTGGCTTTATCGTTTTCGCTTTTTGTTATTGCGTTGTTAGTTTTAATTTGCTCCTGAGCTAACTTTTGCTTTTTAATTTCAATGTCGACAAGTGCTTTATCCGCTGCAATAACATCTTTTGTTGCCTGCGCAAGTACCTTATCAATCTGTATTGATTTATTCTTTGCATCGTTTGCCTTTTGCGTTGCTGCTACAAATGAATTAATGCCTTTAGTGTTACCAAAATCAGCAGTTGACAAGTCCTTTTTTAAATTTCCTGCAAGTTTTTTAACCTCCGCATCAATCTCTTGAAACGATAAAATAGTCTTTTCCGCACTCTGGCGAATTCCTAAAAATATATCCTCTTCTTGAAATATATCACTTGCGCTTATTTTCTTTGCCATATTCTTCCATTAAATTAAAATATTCTCTTGTTGTAATAGTCTTAACATTTATCCAACTTCCTAACCATTTACTCAAATGAATAAGTGATTGTTCTATTGTTATTCCACTCCCTTTATTATTCAGCATAGCATCTAAATTCGCTATTTGCATCTCTATTTCTGTAAGTTTAAAGCGTTCTCTTGTGATTATGAAATCAACTTCTAACAACGCCTTTTTTCTCATCGCATTAAGCAACTTTTTGTACATATCTGAAAGTCCATACTCTAAAATATAACTGTCATAAATCTTTTGCCATGCTTCAATGTCACTTTCTTCGTTCCCTTCTTTGCCTTTTCTAACATAACTCAATTCGTTTGATGTGCATTTAATCCAATTCGATAATGGTAATTCGTCAATATCCTCGTAATAATCGAAGGCTTTCTGTATAGTATTTTTCTTTGAGTTCCAAAATAAGTTTAATTTTACTCTCATCTGTAAGTCCTAATATTTTATCCGTGAATTTTTGAAGTAAATCTACTGATTCTTTTACTCCATCTGCATCTATAATTATTCCGTCTGGCAATACTTCCAACATAAACGATTTGTAAAAGTCTCCATCGTCATACAATGTATAAGGTGTATTGAATTTTTTAGTTGCATCGTAAAAAGTTTCCGTTATAAGTGAATAAGTACCGATAACATAGCCGTTTTCGTTTATTCCTTGTTCGAAAAGTTGGTCAATACGTACAAAATCGAGAACTTTTGTTTTGAACTTACTATCTGAGAACACATAAAACCATATTTCACGCTGAGAAAGTGCCTTGCTGCGCTCCATTAAATCACCCAAAACCGTGTCCATTAGTCCCATTGTTACAAAGTTACAATAAAAAAGGGTGCAACCTTAGCTACACCCTTCCTTTATCCTTTCTAAAGATTAATATTAGTTCGTTTTGGAACGTTTCTTAAGGCCTTTGTTAGCTAATTCAAACGCTTTCTTCACCACTAAAGGGTTAACGTGTTTAAACAGCAACTGAGCCTCTTTTAACGATTTGTCAGTTAAATGAATAACAGCAAATTGTATTTTTCCAGCTTCGACAAACATTATACAGCCAAATAACTTACTTCACCATCGAACCCTGTTTTAACTATTGACAAAGTCAAAGAATCAGCAGCAGTCTGAGCAATATAAGTAAGTGTGTAATTACCTTCTAAAGGTAAGTTTTCAACAGCCGTTACAGATACCGTTGCAGAGGTTGTATTGTTATACAAAGCGAAATCAGCAGAAATTGCACCACTAAATTTAATAGGGTTCAAAGCCGTTCCATAATCCAATACAGCATCAAACGTTACACTTGTTGCAACAACAGTTAAATCAGTCAAATTAACATCAATAAGACCTGTCAAATCGTTGAAGTTTAAACCTGCCTCAGTTGGCGTAATCATGTACATTGTAGACTC